GGTTAAAACCCCTGAAATCAATTTAAATAGAAGACAAGTGTCAGAAGGAACACCAGATCCTAAAGCTGAATCATGGGCACAAAGAAATTCATGGTTTGGTCAAGATTCTGCTATGACCTATACTGCGTTTGATTTACATAAGAAATTGACTGAACAGGAAGGTTATGACCCATCTAGTGACGAATATTATTCTGAAATAGATAAGAGAATAAGACTTGAATTCCCCCACAAATTTGCTACAACTAAGAGCAGTGGGGAAACGACCAAACCCGTACAAACAGTAGCTTCAGCGAAGCGAAGTACAAATACTGGTCGCAAGACTGTGAGGCTCACACCATCACAGGTAGCTATCGCTAAAAAATTAGGTGTGCCACTAGAAGAATATGCGAAACAACTAAAAATCACGAAGGAGGTATAAGCATATGAGTAACGAAAATGAAACAAGAACCTCGCGTGCGAGTCAGACTCGAGAAAAAGAAACTCGAAAAAAAGTTTGGACTCCACCATCATCTTTAGATGCGCCCCCTGCGCCAACAGGTTTTCAGCACAGGTGGATAAGAGTAGAGTCTATGGGATTCCAGGATACTAAAAATTTAGCTGGAAGACTTAGATCAGGATACGAATTAGTGAGAGCTGATGAATATCCAGATACGGATTATCCAATTGTTGAAGACGGCAAATACAAGGGAGTAATCGGAGTTGGTGGCCTTGTGCTGGCAAGGGTACCGGAAGAGATCGCAAAACAACGTCATGACTATTATGTTAAACAAGGTCAAGATAACGTTGAGGCAGTAGATAACGATCTTATGAAGGAACAGCACCCAAGTATGCCGATCAATATTGATCGACAGACTCGTGTAACCTTCGGTGGCTCAAAGAAATCCTAAAAGAATTCTTAAACCATCAGAGGATAAACTAAACTAAAATGTCTATAAGGAGGACACAACTATGGCAAATAAAGACGCCGCTTTCGGTTTGAAAGCAATAGGAAAAGTTGGTCAGAATAGAGACAACCAAGGTTTATCCGAGTACAGCATTGCTGCAAGTTCATCTGCGATCTATCAATGGGATCCAGTGAAAACTTCAGGCGGCTACTTATTAGTAGCAGGCGCAGGCGGCAATCTGAGAGGATCACTTAACGGTGTTTTTTATACTGACGCTTCAACTAGCAAGCCAACGTGGGCTAACCACTTAGCAGCTAGTAATACAGCAACTGACATTGTTGGTTTTGTATCTGACGACCCTTACGAAAGGTTCGAGATTCAATCAAACAATGCTGGTGCTTCAGCAGTAACTGATGTAGGTAAAACTGCAGACCTTGCTTACGCAGCAGGATCTTCACCTGACTATATCTCAGGAGTAGAGTTAGATGATTCTACTTTAAACACTACTGCTCAACAATTAAAAATCATGGGAATCTCTAAAGATCCAGACAATAGCGATGTAGCATCTGCTAACGTTAACTGGGTTGTAGTTATAGCTGAACATGAATTAACAGTAGCAACTGGTACGTAATAGGAGGATAAATTATGGCGATATCACGAGGACAACTAGTTAAAGAACTAGAGCCAGGTTTGAATGCCCTATTCGGCTTGGAATATAAACGTTATGAGAATCAGCATGCTGAAATCTACACTAGCGAATCTTCAGACAGAGCGTTTGAAGAAGAAGTTATGTTATCAGGTTTCGCGAATGCTCAGGTTAAACCAGAAGGATCAGGTGTAACTTTTGACAATGCTCAAGAGACTTACACTGCAAGATATACACACGAAACTGTGGCTCTTGCCTTCTCAATAACTGAAGAAGCAATCGAGGACAACTTGTATGACAGACTTGCTAGTAGATATACTAAAGCATTAGCTAGATCTATGGCGAACACAAAACAAGTAAAAGCTGTAAATCCATTAATTAATGGATTTGGTACTTTCACATCAGGTGACGGTGTTGCATTATTTAGTGCATCACACCCAACTATTGCTGGAACTGTATCAAACACTTTAGCTACAGCAGCTGACTTGAACGAAACTTCACTAGAGCAATCTTTAATCGATATTGCTGCAATGACAGACGAAAGAGGTCTAAAAATTGCTGCAAGAGGTGTTAAGATGATTGTTCCACCTGAACTTCAGTTCACAGCTGAGAGATTGATGAAATCTCAAGGTAGAGTGGGAACAGCTGATAATGACATCAACGCAATCGTTTCTATGGGAATGGTTCCTCAAGGTTACAGAGTGAACAATTTCTTAACTGATCCAGATGCGTTTTACATTATCACTGACGTGCCGAATGGTATGAAGTACTTTGACAGAGCGTCTATTAAGACTGCAATGGAAGGTGACTTTGATACAGGTAATGTAAGATACAAAGCTAGAGAAAGATACTCATTTGGTGTATCTGACTATAGAGGTATTTTTGCATCACCAGGTGCATAATAATTAGAAATTTTGAGGCGGGACACAATCCCGCCTCATTATGAATATAGAAAGAGAAAACCATGTATAAATACTTAATTAAAATATTTACAAAAACACTTCAAACCGAGTTTGAAATCGAAAGTGATAAAGAAATAAATAATGCGGATGAGCTAAATAAACCCATTATTGACTTCTTAGGAAAATCTGATATAAAATGGGAACAAAATGACTTACAGTATCACGGTGCTGGAAGTGATTTTTATATAACCTATGAGGAGGTTACAAATGGCTCAGGACAACATGGTATTGTTCGCGAAGAAACTGAAACTCGAATCTAGATGGAACGAGCTGTTTCTTGAAAACAAAGGACAAATAACACCAGAAATGTCTGTTCTAGGTGATGAGATCAAAATAGTAATTAGATCGATCATCAGGAAACAGGAAGAAGAAGTCCATACAAATCCATTAGATGGTGAAGTTCACCTTTACGCTGGATAATTAGGACTTATAAATATCTAAAATCAATTATATTGCCTAGGGATATCTTGCACTATTCAATAATTTCGTATATAAAATAATTACTATACAAATTAATTAGAACATAGACGCGTATAGTCGACGGCCTAGAGACTATGTTCGGAAACTAGGAGGATATAATTATGGCAAATACTACATTTTCAGGACCGGTTACATCGATAAATGGTTTTATCGGAGGACCTAATCCAAACGCAGGTGATACTCAACAAGGTGGAACTACACCTTGGAGTTTTTCAAGTACATCTGTAGTTCAGAACGCAACTACTGGTGCTACTCTAAGTGCTGTAGGAAATACTGGTGTTATGATTTATGTTTCAAATGGTGCTGCTGGAAATCCAGGTTATGCATTTTCAAATGGAACTACTTGGAAGCAAATGGCTGCTCCAACGACTGACATTGCAACATCGTAATAAATAATATCGTGGGCCGTGAAGATGCGGCCCACATAAATTTAATGGAGATTAAAATATGAAATCAGATGTAAAAGCAGTAAGAGTTACAGGAACAGGTGCAGTGTTCGCTGGTAGAACAAGATTAAGAGGAATTATTCTTTCTAATTCAACAGCAGGTGCCGGATCAATAACTTTACAAGACGGAAATTCAGTTACACAATTTATTGGTGATGCACCAGCAGGTGATGTCTTTGCTTTCAATATTCCAGAAGATGGAATTTTATTTGAAGGTGGAATGACAATTTCTGCATTTTCGAGTTTAACTGCTGCGACTATATTATTAGACAAGTAGGAGGCTAAATGGCTAATACTACTTCGGGTACAACTACATTCGATAAAACTTTTTCTATAGATGAAATTATAGAAGAAGCTTACGAACGAATTGGTATGCAAGGAGTTTCTGGTAATCAATTAAGACAAGCTAGACGTTCTTTAAATATCATGTTTCAAGAATGGGGAAACAGAGGACTTCATTATTGGGAAGTTGCAAATAATTCAATTACATTAGTTGATGGTCAAGCGGTATATACAATGTACAGATCAACTTCTGATGGTACTTCAGATGCAACAGCAGTATATGGTGTAGATGATGTATTAGAAGCATCTTATAGAAATTCATCTAGTGTAGATACTCCACTTACAAAAATTAATAGATCAACTTATCAAGCATTATCTAATAAAACTTCTGAAGGTCAACCAACTCAATATTTTGTACAAAGATTTATAGATAAAGTAACTATTACTTTATATTTAACACCAGGCACATCTGAAGCCGGAAACTTTCTTAATTATTACTATGTAAAAAGAATTCAAGATGTTGGGGATTATACTAATGCAACTGACGTACCTTACAGATTTGTACCTTGTATGGCTTCTGGATTAGCATTTTATTTATCACAAAAATTTAACCCACAAATGACTCAACAAATGAAATTATTGTATGAAGATGAATTACAAAGAGCTTTACAAGAAGATGGTTCTTCTTCAAGTTCTTTTATAACCCCAAAAACTTATTACCCAAATATTTAATATGTCAAAATTATCTAGAGGAAAATACGCACAAGCAATATCAGACAGATCAGGTATGGCATTTCCTTATCAAGAGATGGTTAAAGAATGGAATGGTTCTTTTGTACACGTATCTGAATTCGAAGCAAAGCAACCACAATTAGATCCAACTCGATTTACCGGTGATCCACAAGGATTAATGAATGCAAGACCGGCAAGAGTAGAGCCTGCTACAGAAAATTTATTACCTAGTGATCCATTTAGTTTAACTTCAGGATCCGCAACAGTAACTGTTACAGAACCTAGTCATGGTAGAAGTAATGGTAGTACAGTTTGTTTTAGAAATGTTGATGGAAGTCCAGGAGGATTAGCATATACAGTGTTTGAAAATGCTTCAGGATTTGTTATAACAGTTATTAATACAAATAGTTATAGTTTTAATTGTGGAAGTAATGCAACTGTAACGGAAAATTCAGGAGGAATGTTTGTGACCGCTGGTCCAGTAACATTAACACCATAATGGCAGGATTTACATACACAACTTTAACAACAGCAATTCAAGATTATACTGAAGTAGATAGTAATGTTTTAACTTCTACAATCACAGATCAAATTATTGAAAACTCAGAATTAAGAATTTTAAGAGATGTACCTATTGATGCATACAAAAAACAATCAATTGGTAATTTAGTTACTGGTCAAACAACTATAAACGTTCCAGCTAAAACTTTATTTGTAAAAGGTGTACAAGTTTATGAT